CTGCTGGGGTGTCTCGGCTTTGAGCAGCAAGCCCTCAAACTGCTCCCACAGGTCCATGCGCTCCGGCCAATGGATGATGGCTTTAAAGACTTTGCGGTTCCACAGTGGGTTTTTGAGGAAGCGGGACAGCACGCTGTCGTAGTGCAGCACCGTGCCGACCAGGATGGCGTCCATAGAGTCGTCAGGCGGCCCCAGCGACAGCACGGACTTGGTCACAAAGGACTGCAGCTTGTCGCGCTGGGCCGGGGTGTTGACGTTCTCGTCGTTCTCGATGTCGTCGCAGATGGCCAGATCGGGACGGTACGCACCATGGCGACGACCACGAATCTTCTTGCTGGAGCCGAAGGCCTCCACCTTGCGGCCGTTGGCCGTGACGATCACGCCGGCACGCCACACCCGGCCCTGGCCACAGGCCTCGGGGAAGTCGCTGGCAATACGCGGGTTGGCTTCGAGCTCGGCCTTGATAGCCTCCAGCATCTCGGCCGCCTGCTCGAAAGCATCCATCACGATGATGGCGTACCACTTGGCGCCCGTGACCAGGCACCAGGTCACAAAGGACATGGATATCTTGGTGGACTTGGCTTCACCACGTGGGGCCGCAATGGCATCGCGCTGGCCGGCCGCCGAGTTGGTGATCTCGGGCAGGCGCTTGTAGAGGTACTTGTGCAGCTCGCTGGGCTCGGCCTTGCCGTAGTGCGGAAAGTAGTGACGGTCCCAGAACTCGTAGCCATTGACCGGGTCGCAGACCTTACGGCGGCGCTCGGCAATGGCAGCTGGGTTGGTGTCCCAGTCGTCCAGGTTGGCGTCGATCTGCTTGCGCAGGTCATCGGCCAGGGCCGTCAGGCCCTCCAGGAATTCCTTGCTGTTCTTGGCCATGGCTTACCTCACCTTGGCCAACTCTTCGCCAAACGGCTCCAGCATCTCGACCAGGGCGGCCAGGTGCTGCGGAAAGCGCTGCTGGGCAAACGATGCGAAGCGCTGCAGCAGGTCGAGTTGCACGGACTGGCGGTTAAGTTCAGGATTCAGGCGCTTGAATGCCGCCATGGTCTTGTTGAAGCTGTCGGACATGGATGCCAGCGTCTCTGCACGCTCCAGGGCCGACATTTCCTTCTCGTCTCTAAGCACGTCCATGGTGGCCTGGTGTTGCACCAGGTAGTCCTCCAGCAGCTTGGTGGACAAGGTCTTGAAGGTGTCGTCGCCCAGCGCTACTGCGGCGCGGCCCGTGTCCCAGTCATCGCCCTTCGCAGCGGCTTCCTGCTTCCAGCGATTCGCAGTGCTGCGCGGCACGTCCAGCTTTTTGCACGCCACATCCATGGGCAGCCGCTGGAACACATACAGGCCACGGAGCTGGGTGCGTGTTTCCTTGCCGTGCGCCATTACATGCCCACGTTGCCGCCGCGCATGAAGTGCTTGATGCCCTCCACGACCAGGGCCGTACCCACCGCCACCGCGCCGCCCGAGACTGCACCAGCCACGGCCGCCTTTTTCTCGACTTCACGCAGGCGCCCGTCCAAGCCGTTGTAGTGCTCTTCCATACGCTGCTCCATCCGGTCCATACGGTGGTTTTGCTGGTCTTGCCCATCCTTGAGGGATTGCACCAGGCCGTGGATCTGGCCGAGCAGTAACAGCTCTTGTCGGCGTTCGTAGTTGTCTTGGGTATCGCTCATGACGCTCAGGGGTTGTTATTGATCAGGGTTGCGCGGCACGACGCATAGGCCGCATTGATGGTTTCCGCCTCTGCGATCACTGCGCCAAGGCGGCGGGAATTGCTTTCAGGAAGTAGCCCGTAGGCTTCGGCAGCGTCTGCTGCACCAGCGTCGTCGGCGGCGGCCGTGTGACCTGCGGTGCCACCACGACCTGCCCCACAGGCTGCGGGCTGGGAGACGATGCGCACCCGTACAGGGCGCTGCTCAAGCTCACCAGTAAGGCGAGCGATTTCTTGGACTGCCTGGGCATCGGTTTTTTCCTGCTGTTGGTATTGCTGATCCAGCCTGGCCTGGGCGGCATTGCGCTCGGCGGTCAGGCGCTCCAGTTCCGCCTCTGCGGCGTGGTTCTGGGTGGCAACGCTGTCCTGCAACTGCTTGAGCGCGATGGCAACGATCTGGGCTTTGGTCTTAAAGTGCTGCATGCCAAAGCCAAGCACCAGGCACAGCAGCAAAGCCAGCGACAGCAGCCATGGGGCGACGAAATCCAGAAAACGCTTCATGGCTGCGCCTTCCAGGTGCCGGTGGCAAAGTCGTAGTTCGCGCGAAGCAAAGCCACGCCCTGCAGACAATCGGCGCGCTCTTTTAAACGGCGGTTGTAAAGGCCCTGGACAAAGCGGTACTCCCACTCGCCCTTGGCATTGCGCCTGCCGGTCTTGGTATAGCTCCAGACAGGCGTGCCGCTCGGCGCATGGGCCAGAGCATCGCAGGCTTCCTCATAGCGCCTGGTGTTGAGCAAGCCCATGGCGCGACTGGCACAGGTGGAGGGTTCGCCGTTGTTATGGCCATGGCTGGAAAACGCATCCAAAACAGGCTGGGTCACCGGCACCTTGATGCAGTCCAGCACCTTGGCCTGCCCCTTGGCCAGCACCGAGCTACCCACGGCCATGCATTGCGCGTCAGACCAGTAATCACCCAGCACCACGGGCACCGGACTGGCAGTCTTGGTCAGCCCCAGGCAGGCCGTGGGCAAGCCCGCCGCCAACGAGTCTGCATAGACCACATTCTTGAACTGCGGCGTTCCGTCGCGCCTGGCCGGGCCGTCTTCATATCCCGAGATATAAGTGACATAGGCACCGCCGCCCAGCACCAGCGGGATGCCAAAGCGCAGAACCGTTTTACCGAGGGATAGTGTGTTTGCCATGCCCTCGACTTTCGTGGGGCAGGCGCAAACAAAAAAGGCCCGCAAATGCTGGCCTGAATGTTGAAGAGTGGCTGTTTACGGTATCACGCAGCTTAGCGCATGGTCAATGCGAAACATATGCGCCCACCAGATGCCTCGGGGCAATAGCTCGGCTTGTGTTCTACGCCCTTTGAGAGAGCTCAGCGATTCCCTGGGCCGCCAGCAGAATTGCCGCACGCCCCGCGCTGTTAGAAGCTCGGAAAGCAGCCAGCAAGCGGGCTTCATCAGCCTGTTCTGCAGGCTCAATGAGCGACACGCCAGCCGTCAATGCCACAGCATTTTGGGCGTTGGAGGGCTTGCCCATCACTGCCCTCCTGGCTTTCTCCTTTCTCCCCGCAGCCGCCTCACCAGCAGTCAGCACGGCATCAGCCAACGCCTGTCCTTTGGAATCCTGCTGGCCGGTGATGTGACGCATGCCCTCGCCTGTCAACACGTAGTCCACGTCTAAGCCCAACTCGGGACGTTGCTGCATCAAAGCACGCAGCTCCTTCTCAGGAAAAGAGCCTCGCTTCTTTCGTCCTGCCCACGACTGAGCCGACAAGCCAAGCATCAAAGCGATCTCTTTGTCCTGAGTTGCTCGCAACTGCTGCTTCAACCGCAGCGTGGCTTCTTCAAAGAAATTCACGGGTACTCCTTGACGAATAAATAAACATGAACTAGATTAACGTTTATTGATTCAATTCACATTAATTTATTGCACAAGAAGGAGCCACAACGTGACCCCCATTCAAGCCAAGGCCCAACAGCTCAAGGCGCGTTTTGCCGATCAAGGCATCCCCGTGTCGCAGTGGGCCGACGAGAACGGCTACCGCCGCTCCGACGTGTACCGCGTGCTCAACGGCTTTACCGCCTGCAAGCGCGGCCTGCCTCACGAGATCGCTGTGAAGTTAGGGCTCAAGCCTGATCCCCAGGACCAGAGCCTTATTAATGCACACCAATAAGGGATTCTGACATGAGCAACCTTCAATCCCTTGTTTTCCGCGACGTCCAGTTCATCGTCGTAGATCGTGATGCACAAGGCAGCGCAGTATGAGCGTCATCACCATCTTCGATACGGGCATTCGCCAGGATGCACGAGGACGCTTCTGCCTCAACGACCTGCATCGGGCAGCCGGTGGTCAGTCAAAGGATCGACCCAGTAAGTGGCTTGACTCGGAAAACATCCAAGAACTGATCCACGAGCTCGATGCCGAAAAACCGGCATCGGATAAAAATCAATCACTTAGCGTCGTCAAAGGCGGCAATGGACCTCAAGGCACTTACGCCTGCCGCGAACTGGTCTATGCCTATGCCATGTGGATCAGCGCCAAGTTTCATCTGGCCGTCATCCGTGCTTTTGACGCGATGCAACTGCAGCGCATCAAACAGGCAGTGCTGACCTGCCCTCAGCCAGCCTACATGGCCGAGGCATGGTTTGCCATTCTGCGCCACCAAGCTAGTTGCATGGTTCACCGTGCACTGGCCCGGGCTCTGCAAATCCATGAGTCGACGTTGTGCCAAGTGCTCAATGGGTCGGGCTACTACGGTGACGGTCGCTGCGGCACAGATCGCATTGCCCACCGTGTGCTGCGCGTGTTCTGCCCACACCAGCGCGTGCATGCGCGCCAGTTGAGCTTGGTCTGAGGAGCTTATCCATGTGGCTCTCAGCCCGAGAAATTGCAGGCATGCCGGGCATGCCCTCTTGCAGCAAGCGCACACGAGAAAAGCTCTCTCGCCTCGGCATCCCTAGCCGCCCACGGGAGGGCCGCGTCGGTGGCGGCGGCCTTGAATACGACTGCTCCGCACTGCCCGAAGAAACCCGCGCTGCGATCACCGCCAAACAGATCACCGCGGCTGGCTCCACATCTCTGGCCGTGGTTGATACGCCCCCCGTGCGCTCATTCATTCCGGCCGTGGTTGAGCCAGCCCAGCCTGCTGCGCGCGTTCCCAGTCAGGCCGAAAAGGATGTGGCCGACGCCCGCGTGCGCCTAGTCAACATGGTCCACGAGTTGGTGCCCGCACACGGACTGCGCAGTGCGTGCCAACTGCTGGCCGCGCGCATTCTGACAGGCGAGGCTGGAAGCGAAGCCCTGTCCATTGCCCGCAAAGCCAATCAGCGTGCACGTGGAGACTCCGTCGGCGCCCGCACACTGGAACGCTGGATCAGCTTGCACCGAGCCAACGGCTGGTGGGGGCTGCTGCCCGCGCCAGAGACTGCGCGCGAGTTGGTACAGGTCGAAGACGACGTGGCCGCCGTGCTGGGCATGTATCACAGCCGCGATGCGCGTTTTCGCAAGCTCTCGCAGGCGGCGAAGGAAACCACCCGCATGCTGGGCCGGGACTTCGATACCTGGGAGAGCCTGTACCACCGTGCCCGCCGCGCACTGGACAAGTTGGGCAAGTCCGCCGAAGCCAATGTCGCTCTGATCAAGGCTCGCCATACCGGCGCCCAGCGCGACGCCAAGCTGCCGTTCAAGCGCCGCGATACCTCCATGCTGGCGTTCGCTGACGTCTATTTGATCGACGGCCATACCTTTAAAGCCAAGGTCCGCCACCCCGATCATGGGGCGCCATTCGCGCCGGAGCTGACCGTAGTGCTGGATGCGGCCACCCGCATGATCGTGGGCTGGTCGGTCAATCTCTCCGAAAACGTGATGGCTGTAGGCGATGCACTGCGCCACGCGGTCGGTCAGTATGGTGTCTGCGCCATTCTCTACGGGGACAACGGTGCAGGCGAAACCGCCAAGGCCATGGACTGCCCCATTGATGGTTTTTGCGCCCGTCTCGGCATCAACCACCGCACAGGTATTCCTGGCAAGCCCCAGGGCCACGGCCTGATTGAGCGGGGATGGCAAACCCATGCCATCAATGCCGCCCGCAAGTTCGGTAGCTACCAGGGCCGCGACGTAGACGCTGGCACCTTCCGCAAAGCGGCGGCTGAGCTGGCAAAGGAGCAGCGCGCGGTAAAGCGGGCCGAACAAACTGGCGAGGTGGTCCAACTGTCCACCAAGGCCCCAAGTTGGCAGCAGTTTATTGATGCGGTTGAAACCATGGTGCGCGAGTACAACACCGAGCACCGCCACAGCGAGTTGCCCAAGCGCGCTGACGGCAAGCGCATGACGCCGGCCGAGGCTTTGGAAGCCATCTTCGACCCTTCGCTGCAGGTCAAGCCCTCTCAGCTAGAGCTGCGCATGCTGTTCATGCCAGCCGTCATCCGTACCGCCAAGCGCGGCGAGGTGACCTTCTTCAATCAGCACTACCAAGCGCCCGAGCTGATGCGGCGCGACGTGGACGGCCGCGAAGTGTCGGTGCGCTATGACATTCACGACCCATCGTTTGTCATGGTCTACACGCTGAGTGGAGAGTTCGTGTGCGAAGCGAAGTGGAACGCCAACCGCCTCGACTACTTCCCCAAGCCGGTCATCCAGATGGCCCGCGAAAAGCGCGTGGCCCAGGCCGTCAAGCGCCGCGAGCAGCAAATCGAAACCGCACTGGCCGAACTCGGAACCACGGTCAATACACAGCCCCTTTCCCTGCCTGAGCCCAGCACCCCATTCGTGGTGCTGCCGTCCATCACGGAGACAGTTCCAGCCATCCCCTCTTCCTCCGCGCGCGTGGTCGAGCAATCGGCCATGAGCAGGCCTTTCTTTGACACCCCCGGCGAACGCTACGAGTGGCTCATGCGCAACCGCGACCAGTGGGCTGACGCCGACGCGGCATGGCTGCGCAACTACGTGGCCTCCGAGGACTACGCAGAACTGCACGACTACTACGCGGGCCGGGGAATGGGATGGGACGACGCGGGCGAGCAGCCCGGTTTCAAGAGTGCTCTGTGACGGTTGCCGCCGCCATAGAGCAATGCCAGAGATTTTTGAATTAACGAACGCGAGGAAATGTATCGTGAAAAAGGGATTTGTCAAAACTGAGAACTTCAAGCGCCTGTCCGAAGCGCAGAAGCTGGTGGAGCGTCGCGGTGCCCGCGAAGCCGGTCTGGTGCTGATCCAAGGTCGTTACGGCATCGGCAAGTCCGAACTGACCGAGCGTTGGGCGGCCGATAGCGGCTGGGTGTTTGTGCGTGCCCAGAGCACCTGGACCAAGCGCGCCATGCTGGATGTTCTGGCTGAAAAAATGGGACTGGCCAAGACCGGGCGCAACCAGGAGGTGCAGGCCCGCATCATCGGCAAGCTGGCCGTGGAGATGGTCCCCATGATCATCGACGAGGCCGACTTCCTGGTGGGCTCCACCGCCAGCCTGCTGGAAGTCATCCGCGACATCACCGACCTGACCGGCACCATGTGCTTTCTGGTGGGCATGGAGCACTTTCCCATGAAGGTGGCTCGCTTTGGCCACATCGCCAGCCGCGTGGCCAAGGTGGTGGAGCTTCAGCCAATCTCGCTGGCAGACGTCAAGGCCACGGTCGCCGCCAAGTCGGATGTCGAGATTGCCGACGAGGTGCTGCCCGAGATGCTGACCCAGGCCGAAGGCCGCATGCGCCTGCTGCTCAATGCCATTGCCAACATAGAAGCCTGGGCCGACGCCAACGGCTGGACCAAGGTCACGCTCGCCCACATCAAGGGCCGCCCCCTGTGCCCTGAGTTCAACGGCAAACCTCTGGGCCGAAAGGGTGGCAAGCAATGAAGCCCTTCGGATGGTTCATGCCCGCCACCTTGATCGCTCTGGGCCGCTACACCGCCCATGCAGTGCAGCCCTTTACAGCGGCCGAGCTGCAAAAGATCGTGACCGAGCTGAGCGAGGGCAAGGATGCGCGCGCGGCATGCAAGCTGCTGGAACAGCGCAAGCTGGCCTGCCCCAGCACAGCACGGCCGCGCGCCTGGGTACTGACACCCGCGGGCATCGAGGTCTGTAAAGCGGCCCTGCACTCTTCGCTGGTGGAGCGCAAAGGCAAGCCCGCGGCCATGCGCCCCAACAAGGCCGCGCCGCTCACCGTGAGCGAGCAACTGTGCCCGCGCCTGTGGAATCTGCTGCGCATTCGCACCGTGCTCACCAGCGTGGATGCCGTGTCTGTGCTGGCCAATGCTGGTGAGAACACCGTCTATTTACAGGCGGTCATCGGTCGCCTACTGCGCGCCTGGAGCCAGGCCCGACCCGACGCCGTCGAGGTCGGCAGGAAGCGGGTCAATGGAGCCCTGCGCTATGTGCTCAAGCTCGACATCGGCCCACAGCCGCCCGAGCTGGCCAAGGCCAAGAAGGAGGCAGCATGAAGCCCAGTTACATGCAAGAGCCTTGGTTTGCCCTGCTGCAGGAGCGTGCCCTGCGCCGGGACTCGGTGCGCGCCCATATGGCCAGGCAGCTCGGCATCAGCGCTGCAGCGCTGAGCCAGGTGCTCAACGCCAGCGGCTGCTACGGCAACGGCAAAGCCAGCACGGACCGCATCGCTGAAAAGGTGGTCCATACGTTTGGTCGCTACACCTGCCCCCACCTCACGGCAGAGGCCAGCGGCGAAGACATCGCGATCACTGCCGACCAGTGCCGCACATACGCCCACCGGGAGGCTCCGATCTCCAGCCCGCGGGAGATGCAGCACTGGCAGGCCTGCCGCCAATGCAAGCACCGAGAGGCCAGCGCGCCGCCTGTACCCCGTGCCTTGCAGCCAAGAGGGGCGCGCAAGTCCGGCAAGGCCATCTCCATCACCAGTGCCCAGGAGGTCCGCAATGCATCACCGCGTCAAAGACGGCGCCCTGCCCTTGCTGATCGGCCTGGCACTGCCTATGGCCGAGGCCGACTACCAGCGCCCTCCTCTGGCATGGATCAAGCGCCGCGCCCGACGCCTGATGCGTGCCTACAGCATCGGCCGCCGCTATGCGATCGCCTGCGCTGCCGACGACTACTCCGACTTCACCCATATGCACCGCGAACGTCTCTCTCAACTGCTCAAAGGAGAACACCAATATGTCTAAGAGCACCCAGCCCAAACAGCGCCCCCTGCCCGCCTGGACCATCGAGCACGCCAGCACGGCCCCCGCGACCCGCCTCGAAAAGCTGGCCCTGACGCTGTTCATTTTTGTGCTGCTGATGGCCCTGGGCTTCCTGATCGCAGCCATCACCGGCTACGCGGAAATGCGCTCCGTATTTCCTTGAACGACCGACTCATCCCTAACAGAAAGAACGAAATGAATCAGCAAATCTCTCTTCCCCAGATTCCTGCCGGCTATTGGGAAAACGCCAAGGGTGACCTGGTCCCCGAAAGCAAGGTCTCCGACATCGACAAGCTGCGCGACCAGTTGGTGCGCGACCTTTGCGCCCAGGCCGAGGCCAGGAGCAAGGAGCTGGCCAAGTTCAAGCTGGACTCCATGGGCGATGTCACGGCGTTTGTGGAAACCAGCGTGGAGCAATACGGGGTCAAGGTGCGCGGCACCAAGGGCAACTTCACGCTCATGACCTTCGACGGCAAGTTCAAGGTCGTGCGCCAGATGCAAGACCAGATCACCTTTGGCGAGCAGCTGCAGGCCGCCAAGAGCTTGATCGACCAGTGCGTGACGCGCTGGGCCGAGGGCGCCAACGACAACATCAAGGTGCTGGTGGCCGACGCCTTCCAGGTCGACAAGCAGGGCCTGATCAACACGGGCCGCGTGCTGGGCTTACGCCGCCTGGACATCCAGGACGAGGACTGGCAAATGGCCATGAAGGCCATCTCAGACAGCATCCAGGTGGCCAGCACCAAGCCTTACATCCGCTTCTACAAGCGCAACGAGACCACCGGCGCCTATGACGCCATCAACCTGGACCTGGCCGCCGTATGAGCCGCTTCGCCGTACACACATCGCCCGTCGCCGGGCAAGCCCAGCGCCGCCGTGAGCTGGGCCACATCCACCAGGGCTGCACGGCCTTGGGCTGGAGCGAGGATGACTATCGCTTTCACCTCACCCACCTGACCGGCAAAGACAGCGCCGCTGATCTCGACGCCGCAGGCCGTGCCAAGGTGCTGGCCCACATGGCCACCCTCGGCTTCAAACCCAAAGCCACGGGCTTCAAGCCGTTCGGCCAGGCAGAAAAAATCGAATGGCTGTGGAGGCAGTTGGACAAGGCTGGCGGCCTGCGTGATGCCAGTCCGGAAGCGATGCTGAGTTTCGTGGGCCGCACGGCCGACGTTGACGTCTCGCACGTCAGGTTTCTGGGCACTGCCGACGCATCCAAGGTAATCGAAGCCCTCAAATCCATGCTGGACCGGGCCAAGCGTCAGGCAGCGAGTGCATGACCCACTCCACCGCCATCCCAATCGACCTTCTGCCGCCCCTGCTGCAGGACTTCGAGCGCCTGATCGGCCTGCAGGCCACCATGGCACTGGTGCAGCGATGGGGTGGGTTGCGGGTGTATTTTCCAACCCCCGACAGGGTCACACCCGACCACCCCTACGCCAAAGTAATCGGTGTCGAGGCACTTTTAGAGCTGGCGAAGGAGTACGGCAGCCTGCCTCACTTCCAACTGCCCAAGGCCGAGCGCGCCCTGCAGGCGGTGCGCAATGCCCGCATTGCGGCGGACTACGCGACGAGCAAAACGGCCCGCAAGATCGCAGCCGAATATGGCCTCACCGAGGGCCAGGTGGTTCGCATCGTGGCCATGCTGGGAGTGACGGCGCCTCTCGACCGGAGGCAGCGGGCGCTCTTTTAAGCCT